ATAAACTTAACCTTATCACCGTCTTGTATTGTTTCATATTTTACTAGTTTATGTTTCTTCAATTGATTATTATAAAGTAAAGCACCTCTCACATGAATAGGTGTTGACTTTTGATATATGTCTTTTGTAGAGCTATACTTTTTAAGATTATTACAACTTCTAGGATAAGCAATATCTTCAGGTGGTAACTTCTTAAAGTGTGTTCTAAAATTTTCTATAAATTCAATCAATGCTGTTTCATCTTTATTCATTATAACTTTCAATGCCTCTCTAATCTTTATACGACAAGGTGCAGGAGTTGAAGACTTAACAGCTTCAATACCCATGATCTTTAGTTTAGGTTCTTTTAAATTAATACCATCTTCATTAAACACATTTAAAATATATCTTTTCTTAGCAGTCCATATACCTTTGTTGGCAATTACTTCTCGTTTCATAATCATTTTTTGATCATATGCATTAACATACTTTGCCAATTTAGTAAAACTTGAATTAATAAATGTTTGTAGTTTTTCATTACAAAACTTATCTAATACTTTTACAATCTTTTTGTTATCGGATTTATCTTTAAAGATTTTATCAACCATGCCACCTAGTTTAATGTAAATTGAATCTGTATCAGAAGCAACTACATAAACATGATCTTTTGTTTTTAATAGTTTGTTTAAATAAATATTCACATCACGTTCAATCCATCTAATGGTTAATTGACCTGCCATTGTAATACCTTCAGCCTGTCTTACATCAAAGTATCTAAAGTATTGATTACCAATAGCACCATAAGCACTATTTAAAGCAATTTTTCTTGACAATTGAATATTGTAATTTTTAGAAATTTCATTTTTTAATCTTTCATCACCAGTTTCTTGATACAATGCTTTTGCTTTAGTCATTTTATCTTTATAGATAACTCGTTCTTTGTATAACTTGTCCATCAATTCAGGAAGAAATCCTTGCTTGTCTGTTCTGAATTGAGCACCATTGGGAGTTATAGTTCTCATTTCTAGACCAGACAAATCGGATTTTTGATTTAACATATTCTCTACATTAACTAGGTTAGAATCATAACCTACCATTGTTTCAGGAGAGATATTGTATTGCATAATTAAATGCGGATACAAACTGTTCAAATCGAAACTTACTATCCAGTTGTGAAAACCTACAACAGGATCTTTTACATATGCACCTTCATAACCTCTTGACTCTTTAGATTCTACAACAGCTGGTGCAACAATATTTTTAGATTTTAAATGATTAAATATAATAGTATCCCACATACGGACTTGACCAAAACAATCTTGATAATTAACTTTCGCTTCATAAGCCATAGTCAAATGCAACTCAATCAATTTCATTTTGTCTTCTAGTTTATCAACAAGTTCTACGTCTTGAATATTATATTCTATAAATTTTTGATAATCTTTTTGATAAAACTCTTTAAATGTATCATAAGGATTCTCATGTTTGTTTTCACCTAGTTCTACTTTACCTATGTAATCTAGTTTATAACTTTCACGTCTAACAAATGTATGTTTACGATATAGATCAAGATAATCTAATACAGAAACACCCATGATATCCCAATAGTTTTGTTCTTTATTAAAACCTTTTGCTGTCACTCTAGCACTTTGTTGTGAAACTACATTCCAAGGACTAAACTGTAAGATATATTCATCACCCATTAATCTTCTAAATCTATTCATCAAGAAAGGTATATCAAAAAACTTAACATTCCAACCTGTGATAATATCAGGATTATAATCTAACCAAAATTCTAAAAACTTTTCAATAAGTGCTTGTTCAGTAGCACACTTAACAAAGGTTACATCATCTCTATCATTAACAAAGTTATTCATACCAAAAACAATTATCTTTTTTGTAGTATGTTCTTTTACTGTAATAGAAATTAAAGGTTCAGTTGCCTCATCTGAATTAGGAAAACCATTTTCACTTTCACACTCAATATCAATTGAGAGTATTCTTATTTGTTTGATATCCCATTTAACATCGCCAGGAAATTGATCTGCAATAAATGGATATTGATATCTTGTATTACCAAAGTATTCAAAGTTAGTAACATCTTTATATTGCTCAATCCACTTTCTAGCCTCAGGCATACTTTCAAAAGTAACCTTGCCTACATTACGACCGTCTAGTGTTTTGTATTTTGATTCTTTACCTGATGGTATGAATAGAGATGGTTTATAATTAATTCTATACTTCTTATGACTACCATCGTGATTAACACCACGGACTAATAGTCTGCCACGATAAGGCAATACTGAAGTATAGAATTTCATTAATTATTATATTTGTTTATTATTAAAATATTTGTTTAGTGTTGCTAGATTTTCATCTGCTTGTGACATTTTTGATAGTAATTTATCCATTTCAACTAGATGCTGAGGATGTTCTCCTATCGCTACTGGATTGTCAAAATAAATTATTATTGTTGCTGTTGCAGCTGCAATTTCAGACTTGTATTGTGCCTCTAGTGCTTTGTATAGTGGATTGTTTATTTGATGATTTTGTGCCATTGTTCACTCCTTTTCATTATATAATATTATAACATATTTAAAATAGAATGTAAAGCATCTATTCTAAACTATATTTTGTTGTCACTACATATTTTCTGTCTGGATTTACCATTACATTTACTCTACTCATAAATTCTCTATCAAGTAGTATTAGAGTTCTATCTTTTCGATTATCTAAAGTAAATTCAGTTTCATATATACCGCCTAAAAATTCTACGTCTAATTTAATTACATATCTTTCTTCGTCATAATCTCTTAAACCGCCTACTGAAATTTCTTCTTTACGAATTATATCACTTGTAATAGTTTTGTCTAATAAAGTCCATTTGACTTGTTTGCCAATAACTTTTATATTTTCAGCATGAATAACTGGCATACCTGAATTACCTGTATCAAATTTAGCAACTAGATCACCAAAAGGTTTAATTGATATTACTTCTTTATAACCACACTCGCTAGGTACTTTAACCCAATTCTTTTTATCTGCAAAGAAAGTAATAATCTCTTTACTAATATTTTGCCCACTTGCTTCTTCTATACCTTCTGTACCTGGAGATGAGTTTACTTCAATAATAAATGGAGCATCCTTTTCTCTATTCTTACTTGGTATAAAATCAACAGCAGTCCATAATCCATTAACTGCTTTTGCAGCTAATAAACTTGCTTCTATTTCTAGTTCTGTGAGTTTAATTTTTTCTGGTTTAGAACCTAAAGATACATTACTTCTAAAGTCGCCTTCAATTACAGGCCGTTTCATTGTAGCAAGTACCTTACCACCTAATACTAATACTCTAACATCATAATCATTTTTGATATATTCTTGTAAAAGTAAATCAGTATCTTCGTCTTGTTTATTAATTAATTGTACAATACTGTCTAATGATTTTTCTGACTCAACAAACAATACACCAACACCTTTTGATCCTCTTAAAGTTTTCATTATAATAGGAAAGTCTGTGTCTAGTTTATCAAATGCTAATGCTGATTTTTCAGGATCACTTACTAGAACAGTTTTAGGTTGTTTGATACCATAGTCTGAAAGTCTTAATGAAGTTCTATACTTATCAGCACATACGTTGATGGTCTGTCTGCTATTGACTACACATATACTATGTTTTTCTAAAGTAGAAATAATATCTAACCAACTATCTTTTCTTACAACTGATCCTCTTATGATTGCAACTGTATCGTTACGAGAAACTTCAAAACCTTTCTCGTCTTCTTTATTGTGCAATCTTAAAATACCATCTTCGAATGATGTGTAACCACCAGTAAGACGATAAAGATAACTTTTCCATTCTAATTTTTTTGCTTCTTCTTGTAATCTATTAGCTGTATGAAAAGTTTTTGCCTTTTCTGGTTCATCTGTTATAATCAGTAACTTATACTTTTCAGTTTTAGCTTCTGTTATAAAATCTTTAAACTTCGGTGCCTTCATTTTCTATTTTTTTACCTATATTATATTTTGCTTGAAGGTCCCACTCACTCTTTTCTTTAAAACTTAAAACTTTAATTTGTGATAGAGGTGCTTTCTTCTCAGCGATTTCTTTGTTTAATATAGCAATTAATCCCCAATCGCTTAATAGTTGTGTAATTGTGTTTCTTCTCTCAGCATCATTTTCAGAAAAACTTGCTGTCTTACCATCTAAAGCAAATAGTTCTTTAAAATGTACTATGAAATATCTTCCTTGTTTGTGTAATATGTGGCAAGATTGAAATAACTTTTTATCTTTTCTTGACGCCACTCCTATTCGAGTTAAGGTTTCTCTAACTTTTAAAAAATCATCTGGTTCTTTTAATTGAACCTCTAACATCTTTTCAGGATGCCAGGTATTATTTAATTCATTCATTTTATCCCACCTTTATATAATTTCTCTTTAATCAATTTCAATTGATCATTGGTGAGTATATCAAGAGCGGACTTTGCCTTTTCATTACTATATCCATAAAACTCTTTTACACACTCAATATCTCTCAATTTATCAGCTCTTAGAAAAGGACTAAACCTTTTCTTTGATCTAATACTATTTAGTAGAAATTGATATTGCATATCCTTATCTAGGAAGTGATTACGATTCACTTCATTAACAAGCATTATGGTATCTGAAAAACCAGACAAGATTTTATTGATTATAAAAGCAGGATACTTTCTAATCCATTCTTTATCTTCAGACTTCATCAAGTCCTTCTTAGTAAAGTTTATGGAGTTTAGATAGTCTTTAAGTTCATACATTAAAAAAACTCATCTAAATTAGGTTTTTTAGGAACATAAACAGTTGTCGGTCTAAAATTATTTTTAATAAACTTATTTTCCCATTTAGTAAAAGATTCTGGAACATCTAATACTTGATTCATTGTAGGCAATTCTTCGTTACCATGATAAAGTTTTATACCTAAATGATAATATTTGTCTTTAGTAAGCACAGGTTGTTTTTTAGTTATTTGTGCTAATCTATTATTTTCTTCTTTAGTGACCACAATAGTTCTACGACAAAAAAGAAATATCTCTTGAAATTTTTTGTAATCATTTAATAACTCAGGATTTTCCATTACAAATTTAGCAACAGTTTGTGGTGCCATGTAATGGTCATCTACCATACCTTCCCAAGTGCTTTTTGCACCTGGTGTTGAAGAAAGTCCTGTCTTGTAAGGTAATGAATCAAAAACAGATTGATAAAACATTCTGGAAATAGTTCTTTCAGCATTCGTGTTCAATTCAGGATGCCATCTATAAGCATTTGCTTTTAAGTTATTCCAAGCAGTTAAACAATATTCGTATGTTCTATTGTTCATTTGAATTTTACCTGTGACATTAGTTCAGTTAAACAGGCAACTAAATTAATCTCTTGGTCAGCAACAAAGGCTGACTTGTATTGATAGTCAGCGATGATTAATACAGCATGAGGTATTGTAGATGGTTCTAAATTAGTATATAGTGTATCATATATCTTTCTAAAAATCTTAACAGGATCGTTGTCAAGGTTATTGACAACCCATTTTCTCATGTTACCAAACTCTTTATTCTTTAAATGTGTAACTAGAGTTTTTAGATTTTCATCTGATACATTCACTAAAATGCCAGCGTCTATGGCACCACTTACTGAATATCTTTGTAGTTCATTAATGAGTTTTCTAAAATCTGGAAAGTGTTTTGTAATTAATTCTGCAAGAACCTTATCTTCATAATCTACATTTTGTTCTTTAAGAATAAAGATAGCTCTTTCCATCAATCTACTTGCAAGTTTAGGTTTATCTTTTGGATTAACTTTAAACTCTATGTTTGAGAATCTACTATGTAAAGGTTCTATAATTCTATTCTTAAAATTACAAGTAAGAATAAATCTACAGTTCTTATGAAACTCCTCTACGAACCCTCTTAACGCAGGTTGTGTTGATTGTGGATTAAGATAGTCTGCCTCATCTAGTATTACAACTTTCTTACCACCTGATAGCGATACAGTTGAAGCAAAGTTTTTAATCTTGTTTCTTAATACATCTATACCACCTTCTTCGGATCCATTTATCATAATCCAATCGCAGTTCATCTGTTCACACAATGCTTTCGCAACTGTGGTCTTACCAATACCTGGTGTACCAGAAAGTAATAGATTTGATAGTTCACCTTTTTTGATAAAGGCTGAAAATAAAGATTTTAGAGAATCAGGTAATATACAATCATCAATAGTCTTTGGTCGATACTGCTCGACCCACAAAAAATCTGCGTTCATACAGACCTACTTAGTTATTTGACTATCTGGTTCTAAAGCAATCCAATATTCAATAGGTAATTTTTTGTTTTTGAAATGTGATATTGATTTTGAAGATACAGAAACATCATAGTCGCCATCTAGCATTTTCATATTCTCTACTTTGAAATAGAAAGTATAATCTGCTGTTGCACCTTGACCAACTACGATATCAAATGTATTTGATGTATCGTTCTTCTTGTCACAAACTTTAAGAACAATATCGCCACCTTTTGTACCGATCAATGCTAAGTCTGGTGATTTTAAAATCGCCGCCATCTTTAACAGTTCTTTATAGTTCGTTGATGATAGACTAAAGGTTACATCTGCTTCTGGCATTTTAACTTCTTTAGTAGGTGATACTATTACTGATGGATCAGAATAGAAGTATTTTACTTTTGATTTACTACCTTCAGAAGATATTGTCATATACTTATCTTGTAAAGACAATTCAGGTTTAGCAAAACCTGATACTGCTGATAGAAATTCGTTTAGATCAT